ACTACAAGGACGCCTGCACGCAGCCGAACAAAATGGCTCGCTGGCTCCGCTACTCCCTGAACGTTTGGACGTCGAACGAGACGAGGTTTTTCACGCCCGAGAAGTGGGCGGGCTGCAACGGAAAGACGGGGCTCCTCGCCGGCAGGAAGTGCGTCATCGGGGCGGACCTGTCGAAGCGGATCGACCTGTCGGCGGTGGTGGCCCTGTTCCCGAACGACGACGGGACGTTTGACGTCGACGCGATGGCGTTCATGCCGGAAGCGATGATCTCGGAGCGGGAGCACGAGGACCGCAAGCCTTACCGGATGTGGGTCGACCAGGGGTGGATCACGGCGACGAGCGGGAACGTGATCGACCACGCAAAAATCCGCGAATATCTGTTGGATTACGCGAAGAAACACGAGGTCGAGGGGATCTTCACGGACGTCACGGGGGCGTGGCAGCTGGCGCTGGAACTGCAAGGGGAGGGGCTGCGGGTGGAAGAGTATCCGCAGACCTTCCGCGCCATGTCGTCGCCGACGAAGCGGCTGGAGGCCCTCGTGCTGGAGAAGAAACTCCGGACGAACGGCAACCCGGCCCTCGCCGACGCGGCTGGATCCGTGATGGTCGAGGACAACGCCTACGGTGACATCCGACCGGTGAAGCGAAAGAGCACCGGCCGCATCGACCTGTTGGTAGCGCTGATCTTCGCCATCGGCGGATGGGAGCGGAATCAGGTCACGAACACCGCGCCGAAAACGAAGCCCGGGATCATGGTCCTATGATCGCACACGCTACCGCCACGAAGGAGCGTCCTGGGCTCTGGATGCCGGGTGAATCCCGCGCGTGGCCGTTCGACATTGAGACGGGTAAGTTCGTCGACCCGACCGGGACGAAGGGCAACCCGTCCGGCGTGAAGATCGACAACAAGACCTCGCTGCGCTCGACGGTCTTCTTGGCGTGCGTCCGCATCCTCTGCGAATCGATGCAGATCTTGCCCCGCCAGCTCATGCGGCGGACGAGCCCCCAAACAAGCGTGACGGAGTGGGCCCACCCGTACCACCGGCTCTTCGCGACCAGGCCGAACGCGTGGCAGACTTCTGGCGAGTGGGTGTCGCTCTCGATGCTGCACCTGACGACCTGCGGGAACGCCTATTCCGAGAAGGTCTACTCGGTCGACTCGCTGATCGCGGGTTCGCGGCGGGTGCAGTCGCTTGAGCCGATCCATCCGACACGGATGAAGCCATTTTTCGACGCGAGCGGCCGGCTCAAGTACGAGTGCAAAGAGCCGGACGGGTCGCGGACGATCTACGACCAGGCCGACATCCTCCACATCCGCTGGCTCTCCGACGACGGGATCACTGGCCTCGTGCCGACCGAGCTGGCGCAGGATGCAATCGGGCTGGCCCGGGCGTGCGAAATCCACGGCGCCGCGTTCTTCGGCAACGGTGCCCGGCCGGGGCTTGTGCTCAAGACCGATGCCGAGGACCTGACGAAGGAAACGAAGGACGAGATCCGTTTCATCTGGGAGCGCGCCCACCGCGGCCCGGAGCGTGCCCACCGGCCGGTCGTGCTCACCGGTGGCCTGACGCCGGAGATCATCGACGGCAACAACCAAGAGAGCCAGTTCCTTGAGACGCGAAAGCTCCAGGGGGAGGAAATCTGCCGCGTTCTTGGCGTGCCTCCGCACATGGCCGGGATGCTCGACCGGAGCACGAACAACAACATCGAGGCGCAGGGCCGGGAATACCTGACGTACACGCTGATGGCGTGGATCGAGCGATTCTGCTCGGCGATCCACCGCGACGTGCTCGCGTCGGAGGGCGAGGATTATTTCCTCCGCTTCGACACGTCCGCCCTGCTGATGGGCGATTCCGCGACGCGGATGGCCTACTACCACACCGGCATCCAGGACGGGATTTTCAGCCAGAACGAGTGCCGCGACCGCGAAGGGCTCAATCCAGTCGAGGGGGGCGATCGGCGGTACATCGGACTGAACATGCAGCCGCTGACGGCGTCGCCGGAAAGCGGCGCGGCTGCGCCCCCCGGCACCGCGGCTTCGCCGGCAGCCGACCAGGGGCTCGACAAGGGAAAGATCGACGGCGTCATCGCGGTCCTTGAGCAAGTGCGGAGCGGCCTGCTGTCCCGCAGTGCGGCATCGGCCCTGCTGTCGTTGGCGGTCCCCGGAGCGACGCCGGACACGCTCGCCATAATCCTCGCCGGCGTGCAGGAGGTGTCGACGATCACGCCGCAGCAGCCCGCGGCGACCCCGCCCGCTGCGCCCCCGCAGTCGCCAGCGGTCATCGCCAAGCGTTCCCGCTCCCCACGCGCGAGGTGATCCCATGCCAAACCCTCCAGCCACGCAGCCCCTCGGTGATCCCGGGATCGAGCGTCGTTTTTTGCTCGTGGACGACGCGTCGACGCTCCCGGTTCCCGACATCGCGGAGCGAATCGTCCGCGTCGAGCAACGCGCTACGCCAGGCGTCGGCGGCGCGCCTCGGGCTGGGAAGCGAGACTGGATCGTCGGCTACGCGGCGGTCTTCAGCGTGCTTTCGCGCGAGATCACAGACGACAACGGTTTCAAGTTCGTCGAGCGGATCGCCCCGGGTGCATTCAACATCGTCGAGGAGCGTCGCGGCCGGCGTCGGCCGCTCGAGACGCGGGCCCTGTTTGACCACCAGACCTGGCTCCCGCTGGCGAAGTACCCGAAGTCGCTTGGCCTGTTCGTCGACGAGATCGGCCTGCGGTACGAGTTTCCGGTGCCGCGCACCACATACGGCCGCGACTGTGCCAACAACGTCCAGGACGAGATCGTCACCGGCAGTTCGTTCACGTTCAAGGTGATCCCTGGCGGGGACACGTGGACGTCGGAAAACGGCGTTCGGGTGCGGACGATCCTCTCGATCGACAACCTGTTCGACGTTGGCCCGGTGACGTTCGAGGCCTACCCGCAGGCGACGGCGATGGTGGCCCAGCGGTCGTGGAACGCCTTTCAACAGCAGCAGCAGCGAAACGGCGGTGCGTCGGCGCCACCGGCGGTGCCGCGTCGCTCGGACGGACTCCGGGAGTATCTCCGCTCGCATGGGCGCACGATCGGGTGACACGTGCTCGGCCTGCCACGCAGGCCGTATCGGCGTGGTGCGAAGCATGCGGCATGCCGGGTCGCAGGTCCGCTACCTGCGCTGCCCGCGATGCGGCAGCACAAGCAAGCAGCTGCTGCCGGCCGACGAGATCCGCCGGCGAGGCTTAGGAAAACACTCTGGAGCGTAACTGCAAGGGTGCGGGTGCCGGGTCCTACGGTGCATTTCACGACCAGCTCGTGATCCCGCACACGCAAGGAGCCCCACCGTGGCCGCCTCCCAGCTCAAGGTTCTCCTCGACGAACTGACCTCGATCCTGTCCGAGATGGGGGCCCTGGAGGGCTCCGTGCCCGAGGGTGAAGCGATGCCGGAAGATGGCGTCGCCAAGATGGAGTCACTCTCGCAGCGTGCCGAGAAGGTGAAGGGGCAGATCTCGTTCTGGGAAGCCCGCACCGAGAAGGAGAAGGAGTACCGGTCGATCCTGAACCGGTGCGCCCCTGTCTACGCCGACCAGGCCGCCGCGACTGCCGCGGCCGCGACCGCAGCGCAGTCGGCGTCGGCTCTCGCCGGCGTCGATCAGCGTTCCGCCCACCCCGGCAATCGCGGCTACGCGATCCCGAAGGCCTACGGCAAGCTCCGGGCCTTCGAAGGCGCCGACGCCGAGCAGCGTGCCCTCCGGTCCGGCATGTTCCTCAAGGGCTTCTGCTTCGGGGACGCCGAGGCCCGCCGGTGGTGCCACGACAACGGCGTCGAGCATCGTGCCCAGGCTGGCGGCATCAACGAAACCGGTGGCGTGCTCGTGCCGCCGGAGTTCTCCGCCGAGGTCATCCGCCTGGTCGAGCAGTACGGCCGGTTCCCGGCGCAGGCCCAGAACGTGACGATGAACTCCGACCAGATGTTCATCCCGCGTCGCACTGGCGGCCTGACGGCCCAGCCGATCGGCGAGAACAGCCAGCCGAACGACTCCAACATCAACTACAACTCGGTCGAGCTGGTGGCGAAGTTGTGGGGCATCGGCAACCGCCTCCCGAACTCGCTCATCGAGGATTCCCCGGTGAAGCTCGCCGACGAGCTGGCGATCGAGTCGGCCTACGCGTTTGCCAAGGCCTACGACGACGCCGGCTTCATCGGTGACGGCTCGCTCGCCTCCTACCACGGCACGACCGGCCTGACGGTCAAGATCGACGACGGCAAGCACACGAAGAGCGTCGTGACCTCCGGCGCCGGCCGCAACACGTTCGACACCCTGACGATGCCCGACTTCACGTCGCTCGTCGCCCGCCTGCCGGTCTACGCTCGGCGCCGGGCCGCTTTCTACATCAGCCCGGTCGGCTGGGGTGCCGGTATGCTCCGCCTCCTCGCGCAGACCGGCGGAAACACCGGCACCAACGTGGCCGAAGGGTTCCCCGAGAAATTCCTCGGGTATCCGGTCTACCTGTGCCACTCGATGGTCGGCGATCTGACGGGCACGGCCAACAAGATCGGCGTCCTCTTTGGCGACCTCTCGATGGCGGCCTCCTTCGGCATCCGCCGGGAAGTCACGCTGAAGACGAGCACCGAGCGGTACATCGAGTTCGATCAGACCTACACCTTCGCGTCCGCTCGCGTGGCGATCAACGTCCACGACCTCGGCGACAACAACAAGGCCGGCCCGATCGTCGCTCTCAAGTTCGCCGCCTGATAGGCCGCGAACGACACCGTGACCTGAACCAAGCCGATCCATCTCAAGACCAAGGAGCCTTCTCCCGTGAAATTCGTCGCCGCAACGAAGACGTTTGCAACCCTCACCGAGAATGCGACCAGCTCGCAGACTCACAGCCACGTGATCGACAGCCGGGGGTTCGCCTCGTTGTCGGCCGACGTGTGTTTCGAGCGGGTGGCCGCGGCCGGTACTGCCAGTGCCGTCGCCACCGTGCTCAAGCTCCAGGAGTCGGACGACGGCACGACCTACACGGACGTGACGTCGTTCGTCGGCGGCGGGACCGGTGGATTCACGATCCCGACCCCGGCGAACACGACCGCGGAAGTGATCGTGCGGTTCGACCGCGACCTCCGCGGGGCAAAGCGGTACCAGAAGATCGTCGCCACCGGGCAGGCCACCGGGTCGATCTTCAGCGTGGCTCGGCTCGGCGGGGGCGACGAAGCCCCGTTCGACGCGACAACGAAGGGCGTCGACGCGGTCGTCGCGGCCTTCACCTGACCTGCAGCTTGACGACACCTCCATCGTGGAAGCGCCCTCGCGGGCGGGGCTCCCAAGGCCCCGCCCGCGTTGTTTTCACCCCGCCCTCATGGAGGAGAGTCGATGCTGGTCACGATCGGGAGCACGAAGGCTGACGTCCGGGTCCGCGCGGTGATGA